ACTCCTCATCAAGTTTTGCATCAATCATTTTAAGGTACTTATCGTCAGGAAGTACCCTTACAGTACAACTTCCACCAGAAGCTGTAATAATTTCAGGTATTCGATCACGAACCAGTTTATTGTAGGCTTTTCTCATCTATAAACTCCCATATTATTCAATAAAAGACCTGAAATATTTCAGGTCTTTTAGTTAGATATTATTCACCTTCAAGAAGGATTTTACGCTTTGCTTCATCTTCCTGAGGTCTCTCGATAGCATCTTCCTCAGCTTCAATAGCTTTGAGAGATTCTTTATCGAGAACTGATTTATCATTAGAAGCCGAAATAAATTCTTTAATCATTGCAAGATACTTTTCACGGAAAGTATCATGAGTATGAAGATAATCAATAAGGTATGACTTCTTACCGCGTAAAGTTTCACCGGTTTCAGAATCAGTGATAACCTCACCTGTAGAAAGATTAACAAGCTCATAAGTCACATTGTTAACACGTTTAATAAAATCAAACTGAAGTGCCACATCGATAAGGTCATTTACAGTGTCAGCACCAGTTTCGTATTTATAAGTAATAAAACCACCGCCACGATTACAAGCACAAGTCTTGTTCTTAGTGATTTTAAATTTAAGTCTAAAACCGTCTGCACCCTCTCCGTCATCACCTTTAATCTCGTCGCCATCTTTCATAAACACACGTTTACCAAAACGAACTTTAACTGAAGCGTAATAACGAGGAGCGTCTCCACCGGGCTCTTTATAAATCGCTGCGCCAGTAAATGTAGTACCAGCAACACGAACCTGGTTAATCATAATCATGATGTTACCTTTACGTGCAAGCTTGTCACACATAGTAGGACAGAACTTGTGGAGACCTTTTGCCATATTACCACGCATACCCATATCTTTGGTAAACTCATTTTCCATAATAGACTGAGGAACAAGAGCGGGGATAGAGTCAAGAACAATAAGACCAATATCATCAGTTTCTTCAAGTTCAAGAATCATTTCAAGAATCTGTTCACCTGACATACCTTCAGGACTAATATAATAAAGTCGTTCAAGGTCAATACCATTCATCATTGCCTGAAACTGAAGATCAAGAGAGTGCTCAACGTCAACGTACACACAAATCTTATCAGGATTTTCTCTCTGATAGGCAGCAAGCTCTGCACATGCTGCTGTAGTCTTACCTGAGTGTTCAAGTCCTGCATATACCATAAGTCTACCATAAGGAAGACCACCATAAAGAGGATAATCCATACCCATCATACCAGAAGAAAGTCTTTGATATACGGGTACCACATTTGATTTAATAATCAAGTTATCGTTAGCATATTCTTTATTAAGTTTTTTAGCAAAGTCAGCCATTGTAAAAGACTTTGCTTCTGGTGTCATTTTTGCCATAAAATCATCCTTTCGTTATTCTGCTAAGCTTGTAGCGGATAACTTAGCTTCTTGCATTCTACTCATTAAAATACTTTTAAGAGAATCTATCATACGTAAACACATATCTACTTTAGTTTTAACCAAGCTTGCAACAAGTTCATATAAACACTGAGCTACAATATTTTCTGAAATTGCAAGAGTAGTATTAGAGTCTTTCTGTCCTGCAGTTCCTTCTTGATTGACATACGCTGCTGCATAAGCTTCCTTTCTTATAGCTTCAGCACAATTAGCTTTAACTCCTGATCGGTCCCTTAACTCACTTAGTGAATAAACAGCTAACTGTAGACGTAGAATATAGTCTCGAAGCATATCTATAGAAATAGATTCTATATTTTGCTGAATAGAGTTTATTATCAAATTAGGCTCCGCAAAAGGCCCTGCCAACATATCATCAGCAATATCTTTAATTTGAGCATAAGTCATTTCAACAGATTCGAGAGCTTTATTTAAATCTTTTGCCATGCTATTCCTCCTTTAGTTTTTCTACAAGATAATTATAATCAGACTCCATAAATGTTCGCAATTTTTTAGAAGGAATCTGCAAAATATTATACGCTTTTTTATAAGGTTTTTTGTTATCAATCATTCGAAGACCAATAGACTTCTCACCATCAAGCACCATTTTTTCCATCTCTTCAATAGAAACCCAAATAACAATATCTTTTTCATAAAACCAAACTACTACACCTGGATAAGTTTTATAAAGGTCTTTGTATTCAAGCATTCGCTCATATTGAGGTATTACATTAAATGGAATTGATGCTCCTTTGTGTGCTTTACATTCGGCCATTAGGACTAAATCCTTAGGGTAACAAAGAAAATCACAAGGATTTCCAGATGTTTCTTTATAGCCGCTCATTTGGTCTGGAAGTCTATGAATAAGAGTACCAGGAAAACATCTTTGATAGTCCTTCTTAAAGCGATCTTCAAATTTTTTACCTATATCATTATTCATTTTCATCATACCTTTCTAAAAACCATTTAATATTTGTAATTTCTACTCTGTCACTTTTATTTGTTCCCGTATACATTGCCTCACCAGCGATTGACTGGTTAATTTTTTTAAGATATGTACCTTTATAAAAAATAGGACCAAAAGGACAATAAGTATCAAACCACCAATGTGCCGCTTCCATTCTACTGGAAAATGTAAATTTTTTATTATCAACTATACAATATACACGTGTACTCATAGACTGGTAGTAATCAGTTTTTTTAGTAAGTCTAGTATTAGCCGTTTGTTGAGCTGTTTGAAAGAGCCCCTCATCACAATATCGCCAATGATACCCACCAGTAGAATTTGCATAACCTTTACAACATCTACTAATTTTACTTACTAAGCAACCAGTCTTTTCAGCCGCGACTGACAGCGATTCGAATACTTGATTCAATTCTTCACAATAAACGGCCTTTTTAATTTTTGCTTTTGTCTGCTCCGTCATTTTGTGCCCAGGCGTACCATCACCACCTTTAGTGATATTATAACCATTACAGTTTGGGTCGTATATCCAAGTATGATAGTAAGCTATCCAATATTTTTCGCGAGCATTAGCTTCTTCAAGACTTTTTAGATTTTCTTCAAGTATTTCATGCTCAAAATTGTCCCAGCCATATTTTTTAATAGCATTGTAAAAAGCGGGTTGATGTTCTAACGTATAGCCATTCCCGCTTTTCCATCTATTAGTTAGTTTTTGACTAGTCTGTCCAATATAGCTCTTACCATTAACTTTATTTATATGTCTATAAATTGTATAAAGTTTCATCTTATGCCAACTCTCATTAAATATTTTATTTATATTTAATTTAGCATAAGTATTTTAGCTAATACTAGTATTAGCCATTATCTTTCATCCTCGTCTCAGCAATAACGTTACTAATGGTCCCACGATTAATAATCACAGACTTATGATTTCCGCAGTTCATTGTAATATGTTCGTTTTTACAAGAATCTAATACTGATTTAAAATCAATTAAGTTAATTCCCATTGTATAACCACCAGGGGCTGTATTACCATTTTCTATAGTAATTACTTCAGTATTTTCTCCAGTGCTATCTGTAATAATTAATTCAGTGCTGTTAAAAGTAATTGAGGCAGGTACAAAGGATAATGCTGGCATTGAGCTGCTATTTTTATAAAACATTAAGAGTCTTGCTATAGCTGCTGATAAGTCTGAAGAAGATAAAACTAAGCTATGGTCATAAACTTCTTTAATTAAGTTTTTCATTGCATCACAAGGAGCTTTAATTTTCTGAATACAAGTCTCGTCACTTAAAAGTCTTGTGGCAACATAAACATCTTCAGTTTGAAAAGTTACAATAGGCTGAAGTGAATTATCAGAATTTATTGTATGTCCATAAGACATCCAAATATTTGAATTAAATAACTTAAATAATTTTACAACTTTATCAGTAAGTAAAAGCTTAATGGGTTTCTCAAGAGTGAATGAATTTACACAAGCACCTGTAGTAAAAGTAAAGCAACCAGTCTCATCTATATAATAATATCTTTGAAGTTCATTAACATCTAGTTTTTTTGCTTTTTGTATTTCTCTACCATTTACGTTTAATATACTCATAAGAATTTCAAAATCAACTGACATTTCAACGGTAACTTCATCAGCAGCAAGTTTAATTATGGGTAATTTCATAAGCTGGTCATTTTCATAAATCATTGCAAGCTTATATGAACTTCTACCAGCTTTAACTACCACATTAGTATCATTAATAGTGAGTTCAAACTCTTCAGTAGTAATGCCTGAAATTAAATTTAAGAAAAGATTGGCATCTACAACAGCACGAAAATCAGAAGTCTCTTCTAATTCAAATTTAACCGCTACGTAATATTCTCTATTAGTAACACGAAGATACAAAGTAGTATCTTTTGCTGCAAGTTCAAGATTTGCCGCAGCTCTATCAAGACTAACAGCTACAAGAATTTTATTAGCTGCTTCTTGGAATGTTTTAGTTTTTAAAATCATACAATTGCTCCTTTACTACTTTATTATTTTATACAATAAGGATTTTTACTAATAACAATTTTATCATCATAAAAAGTACAACGACAAATAGGAATAGCTGATGGCAAACGTCTGGTTATTGCTTCTGTTAAATCTGAATCATTAGATTTAACTTCAACATATTCGCCACCAATTTTTTTAAGCCAAAACCAATGAGTAACTTTTCTGAAAGGTTCTTCTGCAATTATTTCTACTTCACCATCTATTAAATAACAAATTACATATTCCGCCCCATGAAAAACTTTATAGTCTAACGTACCTGCTTTAGCTGCAGCAGACATACTATCTTTGTTTCTATAAACCTTTGCTTCAACCGGTGTTCCATCCTCTGATAAAAAATCTGTTCCAGTTTCATATTTACTATTTAGTGTCCAAATAGCACTACTACGCTTAATAAGTCCAGCTTTTTCATTTTCTAGTTCTGCTAAGGTAGAGTTAAAAATCATTTGAAGTCTACCAGGCTGCGTACGAGAAAACGAATCACCATAACCATAGCTACTACTAATAACGTGTGTCGTCAAATCTTTTGCAAGCTTAATTTTTACGGGATCCGTAATTTCGATATTATAATCATTAGCTTTGTAATAATTTACAAGCTGTTCAAAATCTATGCCATTCTCTAAAAATCCAGATGTGGTCATTAAACAAATCTCCTTTAAAATTCTAGATCAATACCTTCAGTAATTGTTTTATAAATTGCTTCCTGGGGTAATTCAGGATGTTTACTATAAAGTTTTTCAAAAGCTGCATCACGCTCAAGTCCAGCTTTTGTAAGCTTTTTAAATTCTTCCTGAACTGCTACGGCATATTCAGAAGTGTACCAACGAGACTCAACAGCTGGGTCACATTTCATTGGTACATCAATATAAGGTGCAGCTGCGTCTATCATAATTCTAGGAAGGATCTCAGAAGCTTGTTCAGCATAAAGAGCAGGGCACTCTAGCATAACTTCGTCATGGATAGTCATAACAAGTTTTGCATCCAAATCTTTAAGCTCTTGGCTATTATGAATTTGAATCATTGCTAATTTAGTGAGTGAAGCAGCACTACCTTGAATTCTAGCATTAAGACATTGACGTTCTGCTTGTGCAATACGTCCTGTATTAGCACTTAAGATAATGCCGTCTTCTTTTAAAGCTAGTTGAGCAAGTTGATCAAAGTCTTTATTATTTCTAGTCGTTCTAGCTCTGGCTAGCCAAGAGGCTATTTTATCATCCATTAAGGGTCTATTTTCACATCCTAAAATAGGATTAAAGGTTTTAGCTATAACGGTTTCTTCATCTTTGTATGTAGCTTCATAAGGATTTAAAAAGTAATCAGTTAAATGCCTACGCCTACCCGCCCAGTCTTCTACATAACCATGTGTGCGTAAAAATTCTTTCGAACTATTAATAAGCTCTTCAACTTTTGGAAAGCTCTTAAAAAAGTTATCAAAAATTTCTTGCGCCTCTTGATTTGTTTTATTAATACGTTTTGCAAGTGTTGATGGACCCATTCCATATGTAAGTGCCAAAAGTACCATTTTTGCAACTGAACGACGCTCCTTACCAGCTTTATTTAGGTGAGTCTTATAACCACAAACAGTTTGTTTGCCATCAAGTTCAATTACTGTGCCTTCGGGATAGTGCTCAAGATTATCCTCATAATTGTTATTATAAATATTAGCGGCAATAACACAATAAAGATCTTTACCTTCTAAATACGCTTGCCGCATTGCAGGGTCACCACTAAGAAAAGTTGTAATTCTTGGTTCTTGTGCTGATTTCCGCTAGGAATAGTCAGAACCAACTAGTTTATATAAAGTTCTAGTTTTTACTGACTTACTCATAACGACATCACTCTCCTTTCAATTCTAGCTAAACTTAATTAGCATACCACTTTATGTTTGTTATTATCTTATATTTTTTATGTGTTTTGTTACCATACACAATTTCTTCACCTCTTATAGAAGCTTCAATTTTTCTTTGATAAGTAGCAGTTGAATAAATATCACCAAAAGGTTTAAAAGTGTCAAACCACCATTTACCGCCATCTTTTATTGATTTAAAGTCAAAACGTTCTCCTGAATCTAATATACAGTAACATCCTAAACTTCTTGATGCCATATTTTCAGGATGATCATAAAAACTTAATCCCTGGGCTGCACGTTCTGCCTTACGTTTTGCACGTGACTCTTTTATTTTACGTTTATGTTCTTCAGAGAAGCCTTCTTCCAAGCGTCTTTTAGAAAGGGTCTCTGAAATCTTATTTCTAACTTCTTCTGTTCTCATTATATAATCATGCTTTGCTTTTACTATTGCAGAGTCCATAGGATTTTTATCATTCCCGCCAGGCATCATATTATAACCCGTTTTAATGGAGTCGTAAAAATTAATCCAGTAGTCTTCTTTCTCATTAAGTTCTTTACTAGTTAATGCACTATCTATCTGCTCATAAGCAAAAGAAGCTTCTCCATATTTTTTAATTGCAAGATAAAAATGTAAATACTTGTATTCATCTTTATCATATTTAGTAGTATAGTACAAAGCCCTTGTAAAGTGCTCCTGTACACGTTTTTCAACTGTTCTAGTTGTTTGGCCAATATAAACTTTCTGGTTTATATTATTAGTAATTTTGTAAATATAACCGTACATATTTTATCTCCTTGTACACTAAAGTCTTTACTTAATTTAGCTAATGATTTTAGCGTACAAGATAAATTAAATATAAATGAAATATTGTTTATCTTGATATACAATATTTTTAACAATGTCCATGCCTTCACTTGTAACTAGTGTGTCGCCAATTTTTAAGTCTTTTCCATATTTCCAGCCTTCAGCAGTTTCAATCTCTGAAATCTCTGGTAAAATAATTTGATTTTCATCAACTTCAATTTCATTAAATTCTTTTTTAGCTTCAAACAACAAACGAGTAATTTTACCATCTCCACGGCTAGGAATATTCTGACTATTAAAACCAGAAATTTCTATGGGAGTATCACCATCTAAAAATTTAAACTCTCCACCCGATGAAAAACGGCCAGTATCAGTACCTACAGAATTGAGTTTATATCTAATTCTACCGTCAGGCCAGTGTCTTGCTAAAGCAGGCAGCACATCAATATATGTTGAAATGAGTTTTACAATACCTCTACGCTCAAGAATAAGCTTACATAAAGCTATATTTGTACGTTCAGCTAATGCTTCAAGCTCATCTTTACCTGTTCCTCTCGGAGACTTTTTGCTCACAGAAGGACATTTTAATATATCATAAAATAAAATTGCAAGCTGAGTAGGTGAGGCCAGATTAATAGGATCACCTAATTGAGAAGCTAAAGACTTTCCAAATTTATAGCGTTTCCCAGTTTTTTTATCTACATAAGGATATTTTTCTTCTAGCTTGAGCTGAGAAAGCTTTGACTTTTTAGGCTCAAACTGTTTTGCTTTTTCATTTGATTTAGGGTCTAGTCGCCATATTGCAATTTGGGGCTGTAACTTTACAAGTTCCTGCTCAATTTGTTTATCAATATCTTCAAGATTTTGGTTAAACTTTAAACGAAGTCTCTCACCAAAGTCCTGGTCAATACAAACACCAATAAGTTCCATATCGCCAGCAACTTTTACAATAGGCATCTCAATATTTTTAAATAACCAATAAAGTCTTTCATTTCCAGGTGCTGTTAAAATTGCTGCTTGATATACGTATAGTTTATCAGTCATCATAGAGTCGGTAGCAGCATAAAGAGCAAAAATATCCGGGTCTACATACTTATAAGGAACTGTAAATAAATGTTCAATGTCATACTTAGCCTGAGTAGGATCAATTTTAGAAATGTATTGAGGTTTTAGACCCATTTTTTCATTCTCATTTATAGTATGAGCGCCTATCATAGTATCCCAGTCGGGTTCAATTTCTATATCACAAGTGCACTTGATAACTTCATAATCAAATTTACCGTTGTGCATTACTATAATAAGGTCCGTTGCAGCACTCTGTGGACCTCTTACATGAATAGAATACCATTCATTATAAGTTTGACCTTCATAATCAGGTGTCCAACCACCTTTTAAAATAGCCTTAAAATTAATTAAACGTTGAAGCTGTTCTCTACAATCTTGTTCAGTAAGCTGCCATTCAAGACGTTCACCAGTCTCAGGATTTACATGATTAATCGGAATATAAGCCTGTTTACCGCCTTCATAGTAAAGACAAAGACCCATTAATTGACATGTCATTGGGTCTGTTGAATTATTTGTTTCAGTATCTATAGCCACTCGGCCAAATTGAATACACTTTGAAACATACTCTTCAAAGTCTTTTTTAGTTTTAATTACAACAACATTTTTACGCTGTTTTCCTAAAACTTCTAATACTTTTGTCCGGATTATCTCCAGCTTTTCAGATAATGAAACTTTTTTAGATTTTAGAATTTTTGTAGCATCTACTTCAGTTTCTTCTGTCACATTAAGTTTATTTAGTAGTTTATCAACTTTAGGTTTGTTTAATTCGATATTAAACTCTTCTAAGCCTGCCTCAGTAAATAAACTTTGATTAACCATACCAGGAGTATTAGCTTTAGCTTTTACCGGAGTAGATAGCTTCTTATTTACGGTATCTTCAGTTGATGTAGTAATATTTAAATCAAAACCTTCAAATAAACTATTCATTACTACCTCCTTGATATAAATATACATTATATAATACAATAAAAGCGTGCTTAATTAAGCACGCTTTTATATTTTTATTTTATATTATCAGAAGCTGAAACCGCTAAAATTACGAGAAGGTGTTCCTGCAGCAGGCTGGTCTACAGGGGCAGTAGGAGCAATATTAGGAACTGCATTAGGTGTGACTTCAGGAGCTGTGTTAGGAACAATTGTAGGAGCTGGTGCGGATACAGGAGCGACAGGAGGAACCTGAGTAGGTGCCTGATACATAGGTTGTGTAGGCTGAGCAGGCATTGAATTTGCGCCAAAAACTGCAGTATTCTGTGCTGCTGTTGCTACTGAACTTGCAGTCTGTCCATTATTTGTTTGAATGGCTTCAGGGAACTTACCAGTTGTCAAAAAAGCATTAATTTCTGCTGGAGTTTTTTCCCAATACGAATGCTTTGCAATATTAAAGCCATTAAAAGCACTAAAATCAGTAGAAATCATATCAGGCTTAAATACAGGATGTTCTGCAGGAAGAATATCCATTGAGTAAGTAGTCTGCATGTCGCCTGCTTTACCATTACGAGTGATAAGAACAAGAGTATTACGAAGGTCTCCAGCAATCATAAGCTTATTAGCAAGCTCACGAGAGAATGCTGCAGGACGATCCCAAATAACAGGTACAGCAGGTGTATAACCTGTAGCTGACTGTGGATCACGATATGAAACAAGCATAGGAATAAAGAGCTTTTTGTTAGACTTAGAAATTGCTCCTTTAGGATTTGCTGCATTTGCTGAACAAAGAGCACAATCACCACCATATGAACCGAGTGGATTTAAACAGTTTACTTTAATCCATTTACCATTAATTCCAATGGTATGTACAGATGCAAACATAAGGTCTTCTGTTGAACCTACATTAAGACGAGCGATAGCAATATCACCATCATCTTTAAGTTTAAAATAACCAATTTTTGTGCTTCCGCTAGAATTAGCTTCTGCCTGTGCTACTACATTCTGATAATCGTTAAAACTAAATTGACTCATTTTTTAATCTCCTTTGGGTATCATTTTTTTATTTTTTTATTTATCATTTTTATCAACTAATGTTGACATCAATAATATACAATATTGATTTAAGAATTTTTGGCGACTGTCATAACAGCCTGAAATTCTTCAAAAGTTAGTTCATTTGGATCTTTTTTGCCGGGAGGCCAGACAACCTCTTTTAAAATAATTCGAGGGTCAAGTCCCGCTCTTATTGTATTTGCCATACGCCTACCAGCACTATCATTGTCCATAGCCATATATAAAACTTTTATACAAGATCTATTTATTGCTTCTATCTGTTCAGGAGAAGGATTTCCCCAAGTACCTATTGCAGGATAACCATAGGTATAGCAAGTAAGCACATCAAAAGGTCCTTCACAAAGCATTACTGTTTGAATATTATTTTTTATAATATAATCTAAACAATAAACTGGCTTTACCTGTTCTTTATCTAAATAGAAATTTTTGTAAGCAATAGACCTTCTTGGTGCCATTATAATATTTCCAGCAAGGTCAAAGCAAGGAAATATTATCTGACTTGTTGCAGGGTCATATTTAATCTTAAAAAGCTCGCAAACATCTCTAGCTAAGCCTCTCTCAGCTAGATAAGGATGCCAACTTTGAAATTGATTTAAATACTCTGCAGAAAGTCTTGCTGTAGCTTTTCGTTTTTTTATGACTATTGGATTATCAGTTAAAATTTTGTTTTTAGATAAAATTCCAAATTTTTTAATTAACCAGGTTTTAGCGTAGTCTTCTGAACATTCAAAACATTCCGCAACAAACTGTATAAAATCACATTGATAATCACAAGACCAACATTTACAAAAACCATAAGGAATTTTGGAATCTTCACCTACATAGATATTCATGGAAGCTGCTCTTTCTCTGCCGCCCTTATGGTAACGATGAGGACATGTTACAACTATATTATCATCGCCCTCATGCCAAGACTTGACTTCTCTGAGCTTACCATTAGTTAAACAAACTCGTAATTGACTAACTACATCTATTAAAGGGGCTTCTATGATATAATTATCATCTATTCTTACAAATCGCATAATAAATCACCTAAAAAGGTATTGTATCATCTGGTGGATAATCTGGTACAACATTATAGCTATTTTCAAGCTCTTCAAAGTCTTCATCAGAAGTTACGCCATCTTCATTATTTGAAAGATACTTATACACACCAGTATTAAAATCCCACAAATACTCTAATTTTCTACCGTCGCCACCATCTCGAGATTTAACTAGATTTAAAGTAACTCGATAAGAACCTTTATGATTTAAGTCTTCAGCATCTTGTTTATCTAGCATTAAGATAATTGTAGCATCTTGGCCAATACGATCTGAAAGAGCTATTTGAGAAGAATCTTGTGTTTTATCTTCATTTTTAGTTCTATTCATCTGAGATACAGATATTATTGGAATTTGTTTTAAAACCTGTAAATTTTTAACAGACTTTGAAATATTAGCAACTTTTTCATGTGCTGCCTTTGCTTTACTAGTATCCTCTAACAAAGAGTACTGGTCAATAAAAAGAATATCTAAATTTTCTTTTTCAATAAAGGCTTGCAAAGCAGCTACGGTTGCGGGGCCAGCTATATCATTAGGAGTTAAAACTTTAATAGCTCCATAGTTAGAACAGCTAAGGCTATCTAGATAATTTTTATAAAAATCCTTATAATAAAGGTCGCCTCTAGAAATTTTTCTATTATCAATCTTACCCAACAAAGTATCAATTCTATATGCTACTTTATCTACAGACATTTCACCTGAATAAATACCTACAGTCAAACCTTGTTTAGAGGCTGCAGCTGCTATAGTAAGGAGTAACCAAGATTTACCTACACCAGTTCTTGCTGCTATTACCATATTTTCATTTCTACGGTCAATACCTGTAATAATTTTATCCAGCTCAGGAAAACCTGTTGAAATAAAATACTTAGACTGATTAGCAATCATATCAAGATAACGTTCATATCTAGAAGTATCTGTCATAATATCAGTACACTGAAGAGCTGAACCAATATGCAATTTTTCGACCGACTCTAGGAAATATTTAGTGGCACCTGCTGTATCGTCAGCTTCTAGGAGCTTTTTAATATTATTAAAACGAGCTGCTAAATAGCTTTGATTATAATCATTAAACAACTGCTCGATTAAATAATTATCAGGCTCATTTATATCCTGAATAACAAAATCAGGAAAGCTATTTAAAAAAGTAAGTCTATCTGGAACAATATGATATGTATCATAGTGTGTTTTTATAAACTGAAACTCTGCAGGATAACTGAAAAAATACTCAGCTGTAAGGTTATTTAAAGTAATAAGAGAATAATCTTTAGTTTGTAAAATTTTATTTATAATTTGAAATTGCGATGTCATCCTTGATTATCCTCCAATTTTAAGAATCTTTTATCTGCACCATGTAGTTCTATATCTATAGACATATTAGCAATTCTACTAGTAAGTCTTTCACCTAAAGCCGTATAAAGTTGCTGTCTGTTCAAATTAGATGTATAAATATTAGACTTATTTAAAGCTATTCTATTATCTATTATATTTAATAAATGAGTAAGCTCAAATTCAGAACCCATTTTTGCAGCAATATCATCCCATATAACTAAATCTGCTTTTAATACATTTTCTTTAATATATTCCACATAAGCACTTTTAGCTGAGATATTATCTTTTAACGCTAACAAAAATCTAGGTACACTTATAAATAGTACACGACATTCTACCTTTGACCTCGCCCAAATTTTGTTTAGGTAGGCCTCAGCTAACCTTAAGCTCCAGCTACTTTTTCCATTGCCACAATTGGATGAATGTAAATATAGATTTTTACCTTCTTTTATAAAAGTTTCTATATTTTTTTCTATTTCAACTAATTGCTGAAATTCAGCCAAATCAGTGCCGTCGGGATCTATCTTTAGGGATATATGTTGTTTTTGACTATCAGTAATGAGCGCAGCCGAATATAAAGAATCCATTTTATATTTTCTTATACAAAACTCTTTATCACAATCTTTATGATTGCAGACATCAAATAAAAAACATTTTGACATCTTGGACCTCCTTACTTTAAGCCTGTTGACCCAAAAGCTCCCTCACCTCGATTAGAGAATTCAAAATCTTTATAAAATTCTTCAACAGAAATACCTTTATAAATCTCTATTGGTGATATATCAATATATCTAGGAATAAACTGAATAATTTTTGTACCTAATGGAATTACTACAGTGTTGCTAGAGGTATTAATAAGATGTGCATGAATAATACCTTGATATGAAGCATCAACGGTGCTCGCACCAAAAATAAGCTTTTTCTTAGAGGCAATACCTGACTTATTATGAGCTTCAAGAGCAATATTAGCACTAATACGACTTCTAAGACCAGTAGGAATGTTTACGTCTTTATGCGGATAAACACAAATAGAATACTCACCAGTTTTCTCATCCTGTACAATTTCCGCACAGGTACTTAAATTTTTATTTTTAAAATCCTCAATAAAACGCTCAGTATAACCTGGCACATAAACATCTATGCCGCCGTTACCAAATTCACGCTGAGGCATTTTTACATCATAGTCGGGTTCAATAAAAAATTTAACCATATGTATTACAACCTTTCAAAAATTATTTTACAAAATATAATACAATACTGAAATTTCAATTTTTTAAGATATAAAAAAATTGCCGTGATTTTTACCACGACAATTAAAAAACAAATATATAAATTTTAAATTTATTATTTAGGTATTATTTAAGTATCGTTTAGTAAGTATTGTTTAATTTATTAAAATATTTTAGCTTATATTTAATTTAGCTAATTTTAAAAGCTCAAAAATATTTTTTATTAGAGCTAATCTGGTAAGTAGACCCACTCCACCAGGTACTGGAGATTGAAAAGCCACTTTTAAATTCTTAGAACAGTCACCACAGAGCTTGTTCTGTTCATCTAAGTTAATACCCACATCAAAAATAACTGCATCTTCTTTTAATTTATAGGAAGAATTGAGAGTATTACGACAACCAGTTGCAACAACAATAAGATCAGCGTGTTCAATATAATAACGTTTATCTAACTCTAAAGTTTTAGAATGGATTATAGTAGTATTCATACTTTCTTTTAGTAAAAGACTTGCCATAGGTTTACCTACAATGGCTGAACGACCGATTATTACTGCATTCTTACCAGTAAAGTCATAATTCATATCTTTTAAATATGAGTAAATACCAAAAGGTGTAGCAGGAGTAGTTACTGATTGCTTATTAAAACCGTCTAAATCTTTTTCAGGTGCGATAGCCTTCATAATTTTTTGCTCATTAATATGCTTTGGTAATGGTAACTGTACAATAAAACCTGAAATACCTTTATCTTGATTTAAGTGCTCAATAGCCTGTAATAAAGTTTCTTCTGAAATATCACTTGTATATTTAAATAAAGCACAGAAAATACCACAGTCTTCACAATCTTTTATCTTATTCTTAACATAACGATTAGATGCATCCACATCACCTACTTGAATAATAGCAATGTGTGGAGGTGTTTTCATCTCAGCAACTTGATTTTTTATTAAAGTTTTCTGGTTTTCTACATAAGCTTTAATTTCTTGCATGATTACTTTTCCCACTTTCTTAAAGATTTTCTAGCTGGAAGCGGCTGTTTTTTGTTAGCTAACCATGCATAATATTCTCTTTGAGCTTCTGAGCAATAAGCTGAATTTGGTCGAGCTAGACACTGATTACTATTTTTATTAAAATACTGACAAAAAGAACACTTAATGTAACTCTCATTATTTCTCATAAACAGTATTCCTTAGATAAGTTTCAAATTTAAAGCAAATACCATTTTCTTAAAGCAATTAACTACTTTCTTGTAGCTCAAAATCGTCAGTAGTTGTTATGTCAGGAAAAAATACTTCAGCATCAGCCTCTTCATTTATTCGAGTCAGCTCTAATACCTCACAATAGGGAAGCATTGCTTTATAAAGCATCCCACCACCAATAATCCACACTTCTTGGGTTCTAGCTAGCTCTTGCACTAGCTTAAGACAGTCTTCAAAAGTGTGAACACAATAACAATCGGGTCTATCTATATCTTCAGGACAAAGACAAATAGTAGAACGACCCGGAAGAGCCTTTTCATTAGGAAATGACTTTAAAGTATTCCAACCACAGACAACTATTTTTCCTGCTGTTTTTTCTTTAAAGTGCTTCATATCTTCCTTAATTTTAAATAAAAGATCATTTGACTTACCTAAGCCAAAATTTTTATCAACAGCTGCAATACATTTAATCATTTAAACAAACTCCTATTAATATATCGTAGTCACTTACAGCATTCAAAGTATAAAGTAATTTTAAGTCACTTTTGTATTTTTTATACCATCTACAAAATTTATCTTCAGCTCCAAAAGTAGCCAATTTACTTAAAAGTAGTTCAAGTAGTGCCTCTGTCTCTTTATGTAAGACATTATGGCCTTTTGTATTTTTTTCGTAATATTTTAAAGCATCACTTGTAGTATACTTATCTTTGTTATAAGCTTTACAAGCACCTACTCTATCACAAAACATCTCAATAACATATTTATAAGGTACCTTTAAAGGAATATTATTATCCTGTTCATCTTGGTCTTGCCAATACTGATAATGGTGCTTATTATTATGATAATGATGAATCCAGCTTGGAGAATAACCCAACTCATCTCGACAATTCTGATGTGGACTTTTTGTACCGGAATAATATTTAGCAATAGAAAGCTCAGTTGGAGAATATTTACTTAAATCATGACAAATTCCCTGTCTATATAAACCCATTTTAAAACAAAGCTTTCTTACATATTTTTTATGGGTACTTACAGTTTTTAGGTGTTTAAATAGTTTTTCCATAACTCTTCCTCATTTATAGTGAATCAACTTTAGGTGGCATTTTTCTCTTATGTTCTGCCCAAATAATCATATTTTTAATTTTATCTATGTTAGGCCCAGCTATATTATACAATAAATAATTATCAAGTTCTTCATAAGTAAAACCAAGATTATCTTCATCAGTCTTACCTGTAAGACCGTCAGCTGGCTTTTTGACAATATAATTTTCAGCCAAACCAAATTCTTCAGCCAATTCTTTACCAATTTCAATAACCTCTCTACAAGTGAGGTGGCCTATCGGATTAAAGTCACAAGCAGAGTCGCCAAACTTAGTTGTCCAACCAATCATAGCCTCAGATTTATTTCCTGTACCTATTACTAGATAACCCATAGTCTGAGCAATCCCATAAAGTATTGTCATACGTAATCTTGGTGCAACATTTATTTTAGCTTGTTCAGAAAGGTTGAGACAAGTTTTATTAACTAGTTGATTAAAAATATTTTTAATATTTACTGTAATAGCATCTAGTTCTAATGCTTTAGCAATATTCTGAACATCGTTAATATCTTTCTGGTCACCATTAGGCATAGACACCGCAAGGACGTTGTCTCCAAAAACTTTTTTTGCTAACATAGCAACAGTAGTAGAATCTTTACCGCCAGAAAGACCTAAAACTACACCATTAACATTATTCTTTATTTTAAAATCAGACATCCACTGAATAATTTGTTCCAATTTTTCAGACATAGTTAATCACCTATACTTATATTACATTTACCTGGCAGCTACGCATAACTTCAAGCGCAGCCTCATGCTTTTCAGGAGAAAGGCCTGCACAGAGGCCTGCAATAACTGTAACTGGAGTCTCAGGACAAGCCGCTTTGATAGCAAGAGCATTACTAACAACACAAATATCAGTGCAAGTACCTACAAGCACTATTTCATCAAAATGTTTATCAAGCCCATACTGCTGCCAGCCATTAAAGCCAAAAGTCGGCTTTTTAATTGTGTAACTAATTTTATTATTAAGTATCTCAGCAATCTGACTATTAAGCTCATGACCCTGAGTATTAATAATGCAATGTGGAAATGGAAGATTTTTACCTTCCTGAGTTTCAAGGTAATTTTCCTGATGAGTGTCAAGAGTTATACCAATCTTACCTTCCCACGTTTTTACAAAATCAACAATTCCAGGCACAATTGCCTGAGCTGCGGGATTTGCAAGAGCGCCGTCAATAAAATCATTCTGCATGTCAACAATAATAAGTAATTTATCCATATTAGTCTCCTTTTATAAGGTTTAATATTTTTTTATAATTTTCAAATTGGTCAATCAATTCAAATGGAACGAACTCACACCATTTATTATAATTATTTGTAATCAAAGTTTCTCTACAAGCTGTTCCAGAAACATTAATATTATTACGAGTTAGTCTAAGTTCATCAGTAGTAGGTGCAACGTTATTAGTAAACCAGGAAGCTCTAACTTTTTCACAACCGGTTATGTAAAGTTCTGGTAGCCTATGAAATTCTTTTTCAAAAGTATTCATTACATAAGCTCCCCAGGAATCATTATTACCAGCACCAATATCAGGAAGTGGTCTTAAAATCAATCGTTTACAAGCATATTCAGTCGCAAAAACAGCTTTAAACATTTCTACTCGCTCATCATAGCTAAATGGATTAAGTTCTGTTCGTTGTTCTTGACTAGACCCAATGTAAACTACTACTTTATCACATAATTCTAATGCATGTCTCACCATAGATGCATGTCCTCTATGTAAAACCTGGAATCTGCCAATAATCATTCCAATATTATAAAGCTTCATAGCTTAATGCTCCATTCTCCAAGAAATTGTTCTCTTTAGATAATCAACATAATCCTGATTTTTACACATACCCTTACCTTCAACATCAGAAATCTTAGCAACATCCATTCCATTGCACTTAGTTGTTTTCATAACAATATTTAAAGCAGGAACATCAGTATCATTTGAAATGTAAGTTCCAATACCAAAAGCAGGTTTAGCTTTTCCGCTAAAATATTTATTAAGTTTAGTTGCTTTTTCAAAATTTAAACTGTCACTGAATAAGAGAGTTTTGCATTTAGGATCTATTCCAAGAGCTTTATAGTGTTCAATCATATAATCGCCCCAGGCATAAGGGTCACCAGAGTCGTGTCTAACACCACTAAAAAGCGTAGCATAAGTTAACTGAAAGTCTCTTACGAAACATTTAGTAGTAATAGTATCTGTTAATGCAATACCATTCAAAATTCCATATTCTTTAACCCAAGCATCAAGAGCGTACCAATTGGAATATGCTGGGTTATGCTTATGATTACCCTGACCCGTGCACATAATCCATTCATGTGCCATAGTACCTACTGGAGTTAAGTTATACTTCTTTGCAAGATATACATTGGAGGTACCAATAAATTTAGAAGTGTCTGAGGACGCTGCTGCAAGCTTCTGAATTGCGAGCTCCTGAGCCTCACCGGACAAGCGTCTTCTAAGGCCAAATTCACTATAAGTGCCAAGAAAGTATTCTTTGTCAATTTTATTAACTTTTTCATCCAGCTTTTCTTTAAAGCTATTAAGTCTTTCTTCGTAATTGTAGTTCATTCTAAACCATACTTCATTAACTATGGCTAGTGTTGGAATTTCATACATAGACGTATTTAACCAAGAACCATCAGTTTCGATTGATAAGCCACACTCAGCATCTGAGCTAATTGTAAAGTCTTCAAATCGAGGCTGCCAAAGTCTTAAGAAATTAATATAGGAAGACTTCAACCATTTAATACTGTTAAGATAAGCAAGTTCTTCTTCAGTAAATCTAAGATTGCAGTAAGCTTTAAGCTGTGCTTTAACTTCTTCTACCATTTCTTCTGTAAAATGAACATCTTTATTTCTGCATTTAAAAGTCCATGTTGTCATATAACTTGGAAACTGATGATAAATAGCCTGACCCATAGAAAATTTATAAAGGTCTGTTTCAAGCAAAGAATTGATAATAGGATTTAATTTCATAGTACTTTACCTCGTTTTTATTTTATAATATATTATACAACGAGTAATTAATAAAATAAAGTAAAAGCAGTAAATTTTACTGCTTTTACTTGTAAAACTTTAGTTATTATTCTGCTACTTCGATTTTTGAATTAAGCTTGGTAGATTTATAATCAATAAGCTTAAAGTCATCAATAGTAAAATCATAAAAATCTTTTACTTCAGGATTAATCCAAAAAGTAGGAGCATCATATTCAGGATTAGTCATTACTTCCTTAACGGCTTCCACATGCCTATCATAAATATGTAAATTATTTACAATATGTACAAGCTCGCCTACTTTGTAACCACATACTTGTGCAAGCATATGCTGAAGAATTGCATATTCAATAGTATCAAATCCACCACTTGCTGCTGCTGCTAAAAGGTCTCCACTTCTCTGAATAAGTGTTAGATTAAGCTTACCATCATTTACGTCCCAGATAGTCTCATAAACACAAGGAGCTAGGTTCATTTCTTTTAAGTCTCCAGGAGCCCACATTGTTGTAATAATACGACGGTTCATAGGATTGTTTTTAAGATTATAAATCAGGGCATCAACCTGGTCCATTTTTCCTTCAGGAAGATCAAAAACCCTGCCAAGCTGGTAGCCGTAGGTTTTACCTATGGAACCTGTCTCGTCTGCCCAAGCATCCCAGATATGAGCATCAAGGTCTTTAATATTATTTGATTTCTTCTGCCACATCCAAAGGACTTCTTTTACGGCAGTTTTAAAAGGCTGAGATCTAAGTGTAAGAATGGGAAATTCTTTAGATAGATCATATCTTCGTACAGCACAAAAAGTTTTAATCGTATGCGCTGGAGTACCATCTGGCCATTTAGGTCTAACATGATAGTCTTTATCATTAAAACCTTCAGTTAAAAGCTTATTAACTTCGTCTTTAAAATATTTATCAGCTAAGCTCATTTTAAATCTCACTTTCTATTAAAATTTTATAAAATATAATACAATTTAACTTTTTAATTTCTTGTTTGCTTCACAACTAATTTACGGCCATATTTATCAAAATAACCGTCAGGGGTAACTTTCAAAACTGGAATACTTTTAGTTACTACACAACAGCCATCTAAAGCTATTAAATTTTCTCCAAAATAAAGTTCCCAATTATCAAAATCTTTTTCAAAAACTTTATGAAACTCTTGTGCATGCCAATGCCCACAAACAAGTTTTTTTCCTTTAGCAGCCTCTTCATCAAAATATCCGGACTGAAAAAGGCGCCAAGGGCAACCCCAACGAGCCTCTGACCAAGCACTTGCATGTGCTTCTCGCCAGTTTTCAACATATTCCGGTATAAAACTATGTACACAAATTAAGTCCTTGTATTCAAAAAAATCTAGCCATTCGGAGCTATCAAGCCATTTAGTAATTTCATGTTCTGCAACTATTGCTTTTGTCTGCTTCCACACAGCTGAAATTCGCTTACTTAAATAATCTATTGGAGGTGTTTGATTTCGCAAATAATAAAATCTACAAGCTTCTTTCATATCTAAATCTTCCGGATCTGTGCCGGCTATTTGACAAAAAGTATTAACCGTTCCATTTGAAAAATCATAGTCATCTGGAAAGTTTTTCTTCAATAGCTCAAAATAAAGCTGTTCATGATTGCCCTTTATTAAGACTCTTCTATGTTTAGGTAGACTCTTAATAAATTTATACACTTCTAAAGTATCAGGTCCTCTATCAAAAATGTCACCTAAAATTATTAATCGGTGAGTTTTATCTTTAACTCTAAAGCCAGCATCTCTTAAAGCGTCTCTCAAAGGTTTTGCAAAAGAATGGATATCACTTACTAAAAAATTAACATATTCATATTTATCCATGTTTTAGTTCCTCGATTAAAAATTGTTTAATAAATTTTACTTTCAAGTCACTTAAGAAATCCAAAGTTTTCTGATCAACTTCTTCAGTTTCATTTTTAAATTTTAAAGTAAGTTCTTTTGTGTATTTATCAGTTTCAATAGCTAAAGTCCGAGCTTCTTCTAAAGGAAGGACTCCTAATTTAATATCAAGTAGATAATTTATATTAGTAGGTTTCAGGCAGCTCTTAAAAGATTCGCCCTGTGTATATCTTTTTACAAAATCATTTAACCGTAAAATATGGTGGAGCTGCTTAGGGTCATAACCATACTTATCAATTTTAGCTTTAATTGTCGGATAAGGATGTTCTAAAGCTTTAAGCTTTTCCATACTCATACCAGAAAAACATCTTAAAGCTTGATTATAATGCAACCTAGCAATGTTCTCCGCTGCATTTAGTAGTTCAGCCATAAGGTCTTCGTATTTCGGATTAATAATTTTATAATCTGTGAACAAAATCTCAAGATAAGAAGAATTTTGTTTTTTAAACATTTCAAACATAACTCTTATATCTTTTATGTCAATATGTTCATTATTTTCTCTGACGTGTGTATGCGAAAATGGAGAAGTCCCTTTAACGATGTCATCCAAAGAGGGTAAAATAATAGCTTTTGTATCGACATCACTAGTATAACTGTCTGAATATATATCACAATTATAATTTTGTGAGCCTTGTAAAAATACACCAACTACCTCATAACCGAGAGAAACAGCTTCATCATAATGCTCTTGAACACAAGACATAATAAACTGCTCTCGTTCTGTAACAAAACTCATTTTGAATCACTTTCTTCCTTTAATCTTCCAGTATCTCTTAAGAGCCCTTGAAGAAGAATTAAATAATTACAAATATCTGTAATTTTTTCATTCCAAAGCTCTTCTGTGTAAACTTTTTCACTATTTACCATATCAGTAACTGATATAATATGTTTAAGCATAAAACCATATAATGCCTGTTCAGGAGTTTCCTTCGAAAGACCTGCCGCATGTTTAAACACAGAGAGTCTATCTTCATCTAGATTATACTCTGCTGCTTTTTTAATTAAAACATTTCTAATTCTAGTAAGTTGGTCTTCTACAACTTTATTAAATTCTGGCGTATTCATAGTGCAATAATCTCCTTAAAAATAAATTTACACTATATAATACAATAAAAGACGGACTTATTTCAAGTCCGTCTTTTATTAAATAATTTATTTAATTTTTATAATTAATCAAAGTCAACAAATAATTCATTATCAATTAAAGAAGCTCCTCTTGATACTGTGCGTCTATATGATTCTTTTAATTCGTTAGACTCAGTAATTTCACCAGAGATAATATCATCTAATTTTGTTTTTACACCAGCATGTGCATCCATAAAAATATCAGATTCAGCAGCTTCTTCTAAAGATTTCTCAACGGATTCAGTAATTTCACCAGAAAGAATTGCATCTAAATCCGTGTTAACTCCTGCATGGGCATCTATAAAAAGGTCTGTTCCAATAGCTTCTGTTAAATCAAAGTCCTCTTCAAATCTTATACCATATTCCTGAGTTGCTTTGCCTGCTTGATTTAACCAGAAAATATGCTCAAAAGCAGCAGTTCTCCAATTAGTTTTGTTTTCAACAGCTTCACCAGTAGTAAGATCAATACCAACGACAGGTCTAGGACTTAATTTAGCCTTTTCAGAAGCAGTTAAATATGGAGAATTTTCAATATCTGCTTTTGATACTGGTGTCACTGCTCCTGTATCTATATCAACAACATAATATCTAACACAAGTACCAGAACCACGTTTAATATCCCAAAGTACATATTTACTACTTGGGTCACTCTTTTTCTGACCTACCTTATGTTCATAACCAGGGGTATGATCATACCAAGACTTTCCTGGTCCTTGACCTGTAGCATCTCTAAAATCTTTGGTAGTTCCAATATTTTCATAATCAACACCACTTACAATAGCTGTAAGATCAATGACTTTATATATACGTATGGTGCTTTTATAAGCTTTTGCCACAGGAATTGAACTATACATTCCCATATTAAAATATGTACCACCACGAAGATTTTTCATAAATTCGAAAATATCTGCTTCTGGTAATGGTCTTAATTTAAGAAGTAAATCTGCTTCTAATGAAATTGCTTCATCTATTCTACTCATATTGATTAATTCTCCTTTAATTTATCGTCTATCTAATTTAGCAATCAGTTTTAAATAAAACTAGTAGTATTTGGCTTGACTTCTTTTACAATACGCTGTTTTAAGTTCTTATACTTTTTAAGTAACATTTCAAAAATATCAGACTGATCATTTTCAAGTTCTGAAATAACTTTCTGAATATCTGTTATCTCTTGTTGATGCTCTTTAGTAAGATACGATATAGGTTTACGTAAAACTGCTTGTGCAGTTTCAGAAGTACATTTAAATGTTTTTTCTAAAAATTTGCAAGCGTCTTCGTAAGATAGATCAAAAATAGCTTTCCAATTATTAGTTTTTTTAAGTCTTTCTATAATTTGAAGTACTTGTAGCTTTTCTTGATTATTTTTTATTTGACACAATAATCTATTTGAGTGTGTTTGAATAAGGTATTCTAAGTTAGACTTAACTACTAAATCAAAGCTACAGGGAACATAAATATGTTTTTGGTCAAAAAAAGCTAGATTATAAGTTTCAGTTGTTTGTAGCTTTTTATAAAGTCTGTCAAAAAGCTCTTGCATATCACATTGCTTCTTATAAACTTTTTCAATAACAATACGAGTCTCATAGGTAGATTCGTCTCTCAGATCCACCTTGTCAAGTAAAATCTCTTTTTCAATTATTTTTCTAACATGCTCTACAGATTTTGATACAGGAAGAGCTGTAATAGTAATGTTTCCATTTTTATCTATTATCATTTCAGGTGCGAGACGTATAGTTCCCTTTCCTGTTTTTAACACCGCTTCCCACTCAGCTTTAGCAGATAAAATTGGTACACCTACATTAGGAATAGGTAATTTTTTAGGAATATAATTTAAATCTTTATGCTTAAGAATGTCTATATAGTAATCAAACATTCCTGAAACATCTAAACAAGGAATATTTAATTTAGGAAGTCCTGCTGGAATACCTTGGCTACCGTTTAAAAAACAAAGCGGAAGTAATGTAGGAAGTGCTACTGGTTCAGGTTTATCCAACTCACCTATCATGGTAGGACAATATTCTATGCCATCACAAGTAAGGGCAATGGCTAGATCTGAAAGTCTACATCCAATATAACGTGGAGCTGAAGCCTCAATATTTTTAGCTCTATGACCAAAATTACCTTGTTTATCTAGAAAATTAAACTTATTACCATTGTCTCCTAAGGAAACTATAACTTCGGGTACGGCACTTGGATGCGGATGCATGTCTAAACAATAACCAGATGCCTCAGCTACTTTAATAATAGACCTAGGTGCTTTTTTCACTAATGAATAAATTATACGTTTTTGGACACTTTTCGCTCCATCAATTAAGCAAGGATAAGATCGACCGCTTGCAATATACAAGCTATATTCACGATAATTTTCTGATGCCAACTCTAGAGCGTCTTTAGTTATAATACCAGTACTCATTTAAACCTCCTTAATCAAAAAGTCCAGCAAAAAGATTTCCTTGTGTAGGAGTAGTCTCTTTTTTAACAACTTTTGTTTTTTTAGCTATTTTTTTAGGGTCTTTTGCTTTTGTTGCTTTAGGTTCAGCTTTAGTAGCTTTTTTAACTATCAAATTTTTACTTGCTTCAATATCCGGGTTCTCAAAAGTTTTTTTATTTGAAGCTAAAATTATTCCAAGGTCTTTCAATAGATTACCCTTGCCTTCAGATGTGCCTAAGATTTTATTAAACTCATCTATATCAGAAGGATATTCTACCTGCATAACGTTTCTAGTATTCTTATCTACTAAAAAATAGTATAATTGATCGTCATTCATTTCTCCAAGACCTTTAAATCTATGCACATCTTTAGCAGTATCTGGAATATCTTCAACTTTATTACACCAACCATAGTCCTTTGCAGATTTACCCCAACAATAAAGAGGTGGTAATGAGATAAAAATCCTTCCTTGCTTTACCATATCTGGAAATAAATTAATAAATACAGCTAATACTAAGCAATTAATTTGAAGACCATCAGGGTCAGCATCAGCAGATATAATAATTCTTTCATAACGTGACTTAGAGGCATCACATTGGGCACCAATACCACAACCAATACTATTGGCGATATCACAGATTTCTTTATTTTGAATTACTTCTTTAATATCTTTATATGTAGTATTTAAAATTTTGCCTCTAATAGGAAGCACTGCTTGTGTAGCTTTATCTCTAACATAGAGATATGGGCCCATAGCTGAGTCACCTTCTACAATAAAAAGCTCTGTATCATCGCGTTTTCGTGACGTGCACTCTACAAGCTTAGACACTACTGAACGACGACGAATATTATCACCAGAGTCTTCATTAATTTTTATTAAAGATGAAATTTCTTTACGAGATAGCAAAGCATTTTGAGCAATTCGATATTCTTCAAATCGCTTTAAAAGCTGCTGTGCAACCTCAATGTTTGTAGTAAGGTATTTTATCAAACTCTTACTAAAAGCTTCCATAAGGCTATCAAAATAAACTTTATTGACAACCAATTTCTCCTTTGTCTGAGAAGAAAACTCAGGATGAGCAATAAATACTGCACAAACCCCACGTAAGCCTACCAAAAAATCAGAAGGTTTTAAGTCTACGGTAGGTCTTAAATTTTTATGTTTGTTTAGTAATGTCTCCCAGGTATTGATTATTGTTTTAGATAAACTCTGAATATGTGTACCACCTAAGTAGTTAGCTAAAAGATTAGTATAGCCAAAATATCTATCTTTTGTATCAGAAGTATAGCGAAGTGCTACCTTCATAGATTCACCTGCATCATTTTTAACTTCAATAGTTGGAATATCTACGTAAGTAGAAATCTTACTATCTTCTTCTCTAATTAAATCATAGATAGTGCAATTTGTGTTTTGTTCTTCACCATCTATAACACATCTTGCTCTAAAACCAAGTGCAGAAGCAATTTTACAACGACTGAGAATAAAATCATGTGGAATTTTAACCGAATGAAAATACTTTTTATTTGGAATAAAGGAAGCTGAAGTTCCTGAATGCTCAGTAGTCTTACCTCTTACTAACTCAACATCAGCAGAGCCATGTGTAGTGGCCTCTACAAATTTACTGCCTCGCTTAGTTTTGATAGTAAAAGTTTCAGAAAGTGCATTTGTAACTGTCATACCAACACCGTTAAGTCCAGCTGAATAATTATAAGAATTATTGTCAAACTTACCTCCCGAGTTGGCAACAGTCATAAGAATTTCTATAACTTCTTTTTCTTCCCCATTATCCAGTTTTTTCTTTCCGTGAGGAATACCACGTCCAAAATCGTGAACAGTATATCTATTTTCTTTAGTATCGACTTCAACAATTAATTCAGTAGAGTGTCCTGCTGACACCTCATCCATTGCATTATCAAACATTTCAGAAAAAAGAGCTCTTGGGTCATTAGCTTCGCCAATATACATACCGCTTCTAAGTTGAATATGTTCAATATCATTTAAAACTTTTATATTATCTGACGTGTATTGCTTAGCCATTTTTATCTCCTTTTGATTATTTTACTTTATATTATACAACTTAAATAAAAAATTTGAAGCACATCCGTAAACGTGCTTCAAATTTTTGGAGTTATATATGTCTTGATTTATACATTTCATCTAAGAGAGCTAAGTCTGACATAGGTATTACTACTAATTCATTCATAGCCGGAATAACTACACTATGTACATAATCATTCCCGTTAAGGTCTTCGTAGTCTTTTATCAATTCAAAAAAAGAATGATGTTCCATCTCACTCCAAGCTTTCTTTGGATTTTTTTCATCACTAGTAAAAAGACGATAATCAGCTAAAATCTTAGCTCTAAGGGCGTTTTTTTCTCTCTTTTCTAAACGGTCTAAACGTTGATTTAGTATTTTTTGATTAGTCAAAACGCTTTCTTGAATCTTATTACAAGTTTCTAAAATTGTTTTATCTGTTTCTTGTAATTCTGTTCTAATCTTTATACTTTGTTGATGAAATATAGGTAAATCAGTTTCAATAGCTGTTATTTTTTTATCCCTAATTAAGTTTTCTTGCTTTAACTGCTCTTTTTCAGCTTCAGCAACTTTTTTTTGTTTTTTAAGCTCTTTAGGTAACCCTGCTACTTTATTAAAAATCAATGTAACTGTTAAAGATAATAAAAGAGAACCTACAGTACTAAGTACTCCTATTAACCAAGTGGGCATAATCAGTCTCCTCAAACAATATTAGTGAGGCAATTATGCCAACACTCAATCATTTAATTTAGCCAATTTATTAGATTAATAAATCAATAAATAATTAAATTTTACTCGCTAAGCGTAAAGTTTTGATAATCAGAGATATTAACCGTATTGGCAGTTGGTTTTGTTGTAATCTCAAAAGTAGGTGTTGCAGAAGCCCCGGCATTGGAATAAATTTTTAAACGTCGTGTTTCTCTACTAGTTCTAAATCCTGTTCCTCGGTTTAGACTCTGTGTGCTTTGCTGTGTTACAACTTCAGCAGTAAGCAAACCTAAGTCTTTCTCTCCATTAGAACGCGTAAAATTTCCAGCTACAATTGTTTTTGCAGTCAACTGATTGTGTACATCAACATTATTTTCTACATTTAAGTTATTATCTATTTGAACGTCTTTAAACTGAGAATTTTTAGTATTTGCTTTTAAAGTGCCTTTAAACTCAGCATTTTTAGTAGCTTCTAAGTTACCTTTAATTTTAACATCATTAAAAACTGCGCGTTTTTCTGCACTATCTGCTTTGATATTACCTTCAATATTTAAATCATTTTTTATTTGAGCTTTTTTATGAACACGGAAATACTCTACTGCTGCAGAAGCATTTTCTTGGTCATGCCAAATATGCGGTAAAAGTGCTGGTTGATAAACTGTCCATACAGTATTAGTCTTTTCTAGAATTTTCAATGAGATAACTTGCTGTTCAAAAGGTGTACCGTCATTAACATTATCAGCTAACTTTACAACACAGTAAGGGTCTACCTCTGTGTCACTTCCAAGGGTACTCAAAGGTGTTGTCGAGAAAGACAATCCAGAAAAATAAAAATCATCTGTTGTTGGCTGATTCTCTATATGATCCTCAGGTAATCTATCTAAACAAGCTGCAGCTGTATCTGTAGATGTCTGGTTTCTAAGAATCCAGGTACCTACATCAACAGGTCCACCACCATTATTTTCCATGTACAATGGGGTCTTTTCTAGTAGTATATTAGCATATATACTAGTAGCAGTGGGATCACCGACAAAATCACATACTCTTCCACCAAAGGCATTAGCAGAGTCATTAGTTTGGTCAGGGATATAGAAAGAATATCCAGCTAATACAAGATGTATACCTGGTAAAACCGAATTATTAATGTCATTTTCTGCCGGAGTTTTTTTAATAGCTACAGTAGTCGGATTCCAAGACTTTATATAATTTTGAGTAAATCCATTTGAGCTGGCAGTTTTCATATGGTTAGCTTCTGTATTTAATCTAGCTTCAGCGTCAAAAGGTATATAAAATCGGTTATTATAAGAACTTCCGGTATGTGCAAGAGCCTCGCTGCTTCTGCGACTACAGGGATACACAAATATATCTTTACTTCCTAAAAAAGCCATTTTTGCTTCTACATTACCAATAGTTATGGTATTATTTGTTTTGAATGTCATAAGCAATCTCCTCTTAATCTTCAGCGTCTTTTAATTCTTTAATACGTACTATTTTATTAGAAACCGTTAATTCCCAATCTACTGCTAATACAGAAGAAAGTGACCATGTTGCAGTACTTCCAATTCCTAAATCTTCGGCATCTTCTAAATCACAGTAAGCTGAATATTCTAAATTTTCTTCATTAGTTATACATTCTGCATAAAGACAGATTCGATTAAAAGACGTATTACTGATTAAGGTTCTTGGTATTATAAAACTTAATTTAACAGTCTGTCCGTCATTTCCCTCTTTATATATAAGCTCAGGTGTAGTTCTCAAATATATAAAACCTGATGCTGCAGAACTTTCTATTTCAACGCCCTCATCATTTCGAGCTACATGTAGAAGCTTTACCTTAGTAGGACGGTAAAGGCTTGCTTTATCAAAGTTTCCCATTAAACAGAAAGCAAAAAAGTCAAAAAGAAACATAGTACCTGAATTGTGAATCTTTTTAGAATCTATTAAATAATCACCGTCATACAGGGATAGATTAACTACCCCTGTATAGTCAAAGCTATTAGAAGCTATATTTTTTGTCATTTTTTATCCTCCGTTTCATTGTCAAGCGTTTGTGAGTTACTATCATATGGGGTAGCTGCACCTAAGCGTTCTACTGTTTCTGGTTCAGTTCTACCTCCAGTATATTCGTGTGAAGCTAAAATTGGAATAATACTATTATCAAGTAATCCGGGATTAGCTACATAAGGATCATATGTAGTGTCTTGTCCAAGAATATTATGATAATCAGGTCTATATTTATAACCAAGTTGTTCAAGTTGCTCTTTAACTTCATCATCAGCAGACTCAAATGGAAATTCTTCTTTTGGAAGAACCCTAAAGGGCTCATAAGAATCATAAAGTTCTGCATACTCATAATCTTTGAAAAGCTTTGCCTTAAGGCCAGTTTCATAGCCAGACTCTGTTTCAATAGTACCCTGAATAACATTACGTTTAACAATATTTACGCTAAGACCTGCTGGTAGAATATACGGCAATATATCTAAGAATAAATTTACATCTACTGAATCCTTAGGCATTATTACCTCTAAAACATTGTCCACAACCTTACCTATAAAAGACCCCTGAGCTCCAGAAGCTTTAATTAGTGCATTACCCGCAAGATCGATAGCTTTCTGAGTACCTTTACACTTAAGAATGCTGGGTAAGATGCTAACTAGAGCAGATAGTTGCTTTTGGTCATAGTTACGTTTAACCTTAAAACCTAAAGTTAAAGCTAATAACTCTGTTAATCTAGAGTTCTCAGAGCAGGTAGGTAAATAGTACATATCATCGATGTTGTGCTTAACGTCATTAAGCACAACATCGAAAAGCCTACTTAGATATTGAAAGTCTCTTGAGGCATTATTGTAGACCTGAGGAACTTGATCGTATAATTTTATCATATCAAAACCTCCTGTTAATCTAGTCTAGAAGACCTTGCGATTTGAAGTCCAGTATCTAAGTAATCAATATCCAATTTAGAAATAACAAATGGATTATTTACATTATTTATATCATAATTTATATGAGGATTTAATAATGTATCCTGGCTAGTATTATTTTCATTAAATTCCAATGAAACACTTCGTTCTATTGGTACATTATAATAAAATTCATGGTCAATATCTGTAGCTTTTATTTCACTTAGTAGTTGCTGTTCGCGCTGAATCAATTCAGGAATGGTGTCATCCAAAGTACCAGTAGCATAATAACCAATTTGGCTTAAATTAAGTCCCTCAGAATATATATCTCCTTTACTACTAGTACATTTCTGGGTTTTTACCAACCTAAGTGTGTCATAAAAAAGTTCTCCTTGTGAAGATTTAGTAGTCTTAATAATTAAATTACAAGACTTTTTAATTTTTAGACAATTAACACCTGGGTATAAAAATAACTTATTAACATGACCTGAATGCCAAACTCTATTGCTTGCTGTAGTCTCTTGAAGATTCCATCTAGTAGATGCATTAATTATAGTTAGGTCATCTTCAGCATAGCCGGGAGGAAGCTCTATCCAAGTTTGGGTTTCTCCTGTTATCGTTGAGGTATAGTTTAAATAAATAGAAGCTAATCCATAGGTATCCGGCAAGATAACAGCTGATAATTTTAAAGCTTTATCATAATCAGCATTACCATTTAAATTCTCTAAACTAAGTCTTGCCCAAATGTCATTATAGTCTTTATTTAGTAAGATTTCACCATCCCAATTAGCCATATCACAAATATTTGAAGCGTCTATGGTTTCTTTATAGGGAACAGGTAGACCTGGTCTAGTTTGAACTATTAAAGGTTCTGTTTTAGAAAAAACTTTTAAAATAAATCCACCATGGTCAGCTGTCGCAGAAGTTTTTAACTCTGAAAAATCTGCTTTATTGCTTCCAGTTTGACAAACTAAATTAGTTTTAAATGATACAGGAAGAGCTGTAAACTCAGTATCCTCACTAGTATTGGTGGTTGCGGGTTCTAAAGCACTAGGGTCTAAAGAAGTTCCAATAGTCATCTTGTGAGTATAACCTAATTTAGTAGATACTTTATCTGTTTTTCTCAATGTTTGTGCATTTTTAGGAGTAACATTTAGCTCTAGAAGACTACAAGCTTCCCAACCATTGCCTCGTACTGTTTCAGACTGTGGATTCTGAACTACTATTGCTGGAATTGATTGGACTACATCAGGTGTGGTAGAAGCTATATAATGTATATCTCCTGTACAAGCCTGCCAGTCTGCATTTAAAGAAGTAGTACCATCAGTAGCATTTTCTAATAATGTCAAAGTTTTTAGTGTATCGCCTTCTCCTAAAGTAATATACTGAAACTCAGTAAATTTAATCCACTTATTTCCGCTAAGATTAATAAGTTCCCAATCTATTGCGTCTAAGCCAGATTCTAAAATAGTTCCTATATCTATTTTTGTAGAAGACCTTGGAATTGTTATGCCTCCATTTAATGTTACAAGAGTACCATTAGTAAAATAACCTGCGTCTTTCTTGTTAAGGTCAGTATAAAAAATATACTCGCCTTCTTTTAAAGTATAGTTATTTACCCTTACCGTTGAGTCTAAAGCCGAATTATATTCATATTCAAGACCTTCCAGTATAGGCTCATCAAAGTTTTTATAAACATACATAAAAGTATTATCATTTAGAGTAGCTTGTGATAAAACTGTTTCAGCAAAATCTCGTATTTCTATTTGCTCATTCGCACCTAAGCTATGTAAATAAATATTTCTATACTCTGTAGGTTGATTTTGGGTAACTATTTCAAAGTCAACTTGCTTTACCCAAGAAGTACCTTGGCTTTCCTTAAGAGATGAATCTATCAAGCCACCACTTTCAAAACCTGAAGGCCTTATAATTGTTCCAGGTCCATAAACTATATTCTTAGGTTTAGCTGTTTTGGTATTTCCCTCTGCATCTGTATTTGAAGGCGTATAGTTTATATATAAATATTCACTATCGAGTAACTGATACTCAGAACCATTACTAATTGTATTATTAATAGCATCTCTTCCCACATTTACCAGAATATAAATATTGGCAAGTCTACTTTCATAGCTATGGTCTATAGTAGAAAAAGAATTTTTAGTAAATGGTAAATATTTACCACCATTTTGAACATATTTGCCATCATCATAAGAGTAACCAGTATATCTACGCCAAAAGATATTGTTATTTTCACAAACAACCTCTCTAATAACGTTAGATGTTTTAGTTTGACACTTTAATCCCTTGTCATCTAACTTTAACATCTCATTAAAGAAATCTTGCCAGGCCCAAAGAGTCTCAGTTTCTACTGGAATATACTGAAAAACAAAATCAATCTGCCAAGGAACAGTAGGCAAAACTGAAACAGGCTCGCCTTCAGTAATATACACTTTATCTTTCAAAGCAGCAAACCATTCTTCGACACGAGTTTGAAGATCCCAAACAGTGCTTATGTTATTTATAAAAATTGCATTATTGTTATCAATAGATATTGTCGGAGAGAACTTAGCTATAAAAGATGTAAGTTCAGACTGATTAGTCTCATCCTGGGCTTTAATTATTGCTTTAATACCGTTATTATTATACTCATGCTTAGAAATGTCAAAACGTATACAACCATGCTTTTGTAAAATATCTTCAAATGTCGAATTTACATCAGTTGAGACCGGTGAAACTGATTCTACTTTTAATGACTCTGAATAATTTTTGTCATTTCCAGAATCAACTACATTATAGTAATAAGAACCACCACAAGGTTCATACACATCACCAGTTTCGCTGTTTGTATAAGTTGTAGTATGCTTAAGTTCACCCGTATTGGCATCTTCGGTGAATGCACTATGTGGTATACCACAAGAACAATAATTTATACCTGATAAACCACTATTACCACTATTAATGTCATAACTATCAAATTTTAAAGATAATGTCTGAGTTTGTATATAATTATAGTCTTTTTGAGTATTAGATAAAAGCTCGTTGGTACCCTTAGTGGCCTGTAATTTTGAAAAGTGATCAAAAGCTTTTTCCCAGTTTATTTGAGCCGATTTATCTGAATTATTTGCTTTATTAGCATTATAGTTATTTAAGTCTGTATTTAAAATTGTAGCTATTGAATATCCCTCAGCTGGTACAGCTTCTGCATGAATTTCCTTATTTAAAGCTAAATGATAATTTACATAGGCAGGATATGTAGTTTTAGTAATAAAATTAGGAGCTCTAAATTTTATTACTTCACCGCCCTGTAATTCTACATCCTCTATTACTCCATCCGCGCCTAAAATTTCACATTCCGCTTTAATATCAGTAATAACATTTGACCCTTCACCTTTAATTATTGGTTCCTCAGGAGAATAGGTTTTAGTATAAATAGTAGTATCAGCATCAATATACTGTCCAGCATAAGTTATAGGCTGACTTGACGTACTTGTATCTACATAAATAGTAAATATATTATCCGCATCGGGTGCTGTGAGGTTAGCCGGCTTACTATCTAGTTTTTCTGTAATTTGATAAGGAGCTTCAGAAAAATCAGTAGCAAAAATTTTATAATAATTGAATAATGGAAGTCTACCTGCTAAAACATTTCGTACCGCTAGCTTATTATAAATCTTTTTTGCTTCTTCTGTATTAAATAAGTACTCACTCTTATCTATAATATTATTACTCTCAGGTATTTGAGTAGTTAATAAATGTTTATAATTTTCTGATAAAAAGGGTTGAGCATAGTAAGTATTTTTAATTTCACTATCTGTACCGCTTCCATATTTATACGGTTGAAAAGCTAGTCTATAACCTTTGCCGGTTTCAAAAGAAGTTGCTAATTTCTCCTGAAAAGAAGTAGCACTCCATAAAGTTTTTTCAGAAACTGGCTTAACTTTATCTATAGATATAAATTGTGCTGGGTATTCTCTAGAATAATTTGTATCAGCTAAATAAGCAATATCAGATAACGTAATTAGCGTACTGTCATCATAAGCACCTAAGAAATATGTCTTTGTTTCATTATTTTTATTTAGTACTTCACAAGCCCAAGCTTTATAACTATCATTATAAAACCAAAGAGTTTTGTTTTTTGGATCTTGTTCTAAAGACATGAAAGCATCAAAGTCTTCAGTACCGTCTTCACGGCCAGTATCAATCACTCTAGTATTTAAAAATAATTTTTTAGGTCCTATAAAAGTATATAAAGCATATCTAGTATCTTTAGCGCCTCCTGTAGTATCAGCTATTTCTACCTTCTCTGCATAAAAAACAGCACTATTTTCACTTACTTTTACTTCAGTATCTACCAGCCTATCCATTTTAATAGCATCTTCGTCTACTAACCAATCAGAGGCTGTTGCATACTCTACAATTTTAGGATTACCGTTATTATAACCAGCTAACGTCGAATAAGTAGTATATAAAGTAGGGTCAGCTAAAGAAACAGACTTAATACGAGAATCAGCTTTTTCAATTACTTCTAAGATGCTTTCAAAAGGAATTTCTTCACCAAAGTCAAGTTGACGCATATTAAAAGCATTTGCAAGTGCGATTTTTATCTTATCTATTATGAGTGCACCTTCATCAGAAGTTATCTTACTTGTTGTTGCGATAAAAGCATTAAGACGTAAATAATTATTAATACTTAGTATATCATTTATTCTAGGTTTAACTATTTCATGTGCTATGGTACGGTTCTCTTCTAATCTAGCTTTAATGCTACTTAAATTTCGCTCTGAATATTGGAAAGACGAGTCGTATACACTACCAATATCTCTAACATTATTTTTTATTTGGTTATAGGTTTTAAAAGGATAAAGTACTAAATCAAAATGATCTATTGATTTTTCTTCAGTTTCAAGAGTAGATAACTTAGTTTCATATCTTTTTTGGTTTTGAACAATAACCCAGTTTCCATCTCCAGCTTCAACTCGACCGTCTAGAGCAATTTTAAAACTATTATAAGCTGGATCTGAAGAATCTAATTTTAATAAATCCGCTTTGCTAATCTTAGGACCAGCCTCACTACCTATATGCCAAGCATTATCGTAAAAAACTGGTTTATACAAGTCTTTAGTAGCTTTATAAGTTATAGGTTTTTCTTTATAATAAATACCTGCGTCGCTACAGCTACAAATTGTAATAGCTCTATTTAAGTCATTTCGTATGTCTGTAACTAAAACATTAGATACCATTGCTCGATTGTCTGGATTAACCATAGAATAAATTTTATTCATATAGTCTCGACATGTGACTAAAGTGTCAAAAGTACCAATAGTTTTCTTAAAATTATTATATGCTTGACTTATACTTTCAATACCAGAGCCACTAACAGAAGCAAAAGTATTTTCAATTATAAAACTGTCGACAGAAACATCTTGCCAAACATCTAACGAAGGAAGCTCTAGCTGAGTTAATGTACGAGCAGACACACTACCGTTTTCACCACTAGTTCTGGCATAATAAATAAAAATACCGTCTTCAAAAAGTTCACTTGCATCATCTGGAAACTCTATATAAGGTCTACCCTCATAAGAATCATAGCCAAATTTAAATACTCTAGAAAGTCTTTTTTGAGTATTTAAATTATCTACTTTAGTCCAAGCTTTTCCGTCTTCTAAATTATTATTAAAAGGATTTTTTGCAATATTATAAATAAAAATCCCATTCTCAGCTATCTGGATTTCAGGAAGATAAAATCTATAGTCAGTTGTCAGTTGATTAATAGTAATAGCATTATTATCATTTAAACTTTCACACTTAACTATTTGACCTTCCATACAATCTAAAGTTACTTCTGGAGTAATTGTAGAAAGCAAAACAGCATTTTGATTAGTAGTAAAATAGCTAATATCGCCATCGGCAGTTTTAACTACAGTAAACTTAGGAATAGGTAAGCCTGAGTCAAGTATTCTAGACTCTTCTTCAGTAGGCTCAGGGTTACTATAAGTAAATGTAACTGATGTCGTTGCGGACCTTAAATATTTCATATTATAGCCCATCATCTCACAAAGTTTACGCATAGATTCTTCCTGTGCAGCTGTAGGCATAAAAGCTTCTAAAGTATTTTTATCAATATTATAGTTTAATTTGTCCGCTATACCAGATAAAGCTTTAAGCAAAACAATACCAGGGTCAGATTCATTAGTACTTGTAGGGTCCCAGCGCTCAGAAAGCTTTGCAGCGACGTCTAAAAGCTCATTCCATATTTGAGCAAAGTCTTTCTTTGTAGGAGAAAGGCTTAAAGTAGATACTTCATTTTTGGTTATCATATCAGGTCTCCTTTATAATTCATTAATAGTGGTCGCTATTTTCAAATAATAATAGATTATAAGTATTATGAGTATAGTCTATTTGGCTGATACCGGAAAAAGTACAGTATAGCCTACCTCTAAGAGAATCAGTAACTATATTTATGTCATTTCTTGATATTTTTACCTGCGGTAAAAATATTGCGATTTGAGTATAGATAGTATCAATTAATATATCTTTTAAAATATAATTATTTTGATTAAATAAATAATGTTTTAATAAAATACCAAAATATGGGTCGCATATTAACTCGCCTCTCTCAGACTGTAATAATAACAACACATTTTGACGAGTTGCTTTACCATAATCAGCTTCCGACCAAATTTCAGAAGTATTTGTTTTAAACATTTTTGGAAACTTAAAAGATCTCATAAATAAAACACCTCTTATTTACTTTCAATTCGATAGCTAAAATTCTGATTTTTAACTGTCTTGTAAGCATTCACAGTTGCAGCAGTGGGCGCAGGAGGAATATCTGCGTATTTTTCAACCTTAGGTGGCTCTGTTAAAATTAATGGACCTTTCCTATCACCGATGTCACGGCAAGTATCATTAATAATTGTCGTTTCTATATCAAGATCACCATCATCTATCCGTAAATTCCAAGGCTGTGTGTAGAGCTCCAGATAATTTATAGCTGCTATATTTTCTTTAACTCTGTCTGTTAAACGTCTTGGTGTGTTAAATTTCTCATATTCAGCTTCGTCAGCATCTCTATATCGAAAACGAGTGGTGCTAGGAATTGAAGCTTTTGAAAGGACATTTAAAGTATTAAAGTTCCCGGCTCCACCCTTAGCTTTATTTTCAATTTTAGCATTTTTATAAAATTTGCCGAGAATAATAGGCTTTTCCATTGCATTTTCTTCAAAACCTACATAAACAATATCACCTACGTACAAGTTATTAAATAGGCCTGGTACAATACTAGGATAAGCAATGAGAACAACTGGATTAGTACTAGAGGCTGACTCAAACAATGGTACTCTTACCAAACACTGATTAGCATCGCGGTCTATTTTTTGCACAATTGCTTTCGTAATCACTCAGCACACGCTCCTTTGTCAAAACTTTCATCATCTAATTTAGCAAATAGATTTATTAAAAATAAAAAGTTAAAGTTATATATTACTATACAACTTTAACTTTTAAATTAATTTCTTACTGTTGTGTACTCCTGAAAGACAGGATCCTGAAAGTCATTAAAACGCTCGATTTCTATAGGTTTTAATTTATATCGCTCTAAGCATACACAAATATATTTAGTTGTCTCGTCTTCATACTCATTAGATGAGTGCACATGTCCAAAAATATTACAAAAAAGACCTGTAGTGGCAAAGCTAAAAGGGTCATGGCTTAATATAAAGTGTTTTTTTAAAACTACTGGATACTTCGAAACAAGCTTAAATCCGGCATCAAGATATACTTTATCTGGATATACATCATGATTTCCTTTAATTAAATTTATAAAACCATTAAGTCTGTTTCTGTACTTTGCTATATCAACACGTTTACCTAGACAAAAATCACCTAAACACCAAACAGTATCATTTTTACTTACAGTATTATTCCAGTTTTCAATTATAAGGTTATCATGCTGTGCTAACAACTGCTGTAGCACTTCAGTATCCTTTACTTCAAAAGCTTTTAAAATCATTTCGTCAAAAGTTTTAAAAGTCATTTGGTCTTTATAGTATCTTTCCCAAATAAGTTGGCGTCTGATAACTTCATATTTTATAATATTTAAATGTCCTAAATGCAAGTCACTACAAAAAAATATTTTAGATATAATAATCAACTCCTATTATTTGTTTTCTTTTTCTTTCTCTCCGTAGCAGCATCAATAGTAACTCTATGAACAGAACTAACTTTTTTCAAAGCACCTGACTCCATAATATTTTTTAAACTTACAGGGGTATAGTTTAAATGTTCAGCACAACAGTTAAAACCTGTTTCTTTTTTTAATCTTGAATGATGATGCCCGTGAATATTAAAAAAATAAGGAATATCTAAATATTCATGTGACAAAATTACCTTTTCGTGTATAATAATAGGGCCTTCATAAACTTCATCAAAAAGCTTATTGTCCTCTATCATACAAACTTTACCATCAGTATTAAGCGCATAAGTTTTTTTTCTTATATAGTTAGTTGCCCCTGTATCATGGTTTCCTTGGATAAGTACTTTATAGCCTCTTATTTGACTAATAAAAGAAACATCTCCAATATCACCTAAAAAGATAATTAAGTCTTTTTTACCTACTTTAGAATTAATACGCTTTACCTGTTCTTCATCACCGGGGTAAGCAGTTCTAAAAAACTTTGAGTCTGGGTCATTAAAATGTGGATCACTATATATCCAAATATTATTAAAATGTTTCCAATGATTAAAACAAGAATAAAGATTAATATTCATATATACTCTCCCTTAAATTAAAAATTATATTATATAATACAATAATTTTTAATTTAATACTATAATTTAGTAAAAAAATTAAAGCTGTCAGACTATTTAGAATAGTTTAACAGCTTTAATTAATATTTTTCTTTTCTGTTTTTAATCTCGGCTTCTATATGTTCAAGCTTACTTTCATAATACTTAATCCACATTCTTTGATACATACAATAAATCTGTGAATCAGTAATTGTAAGATAGTATTCATGTTCTTTAAGCTTTTCAATACAGTCTTCTTTAAGTTCTTCTAAAACTTCAAGCGTCTTATTCTCTAACTTCATCTGTGTTCTCATCTCCTTTCGATTGCTCTTCTAAACTTTTATAGTATTTTTCTGATTTTCTACGTAAATTATCTTGAACTATTAAAGTAACAATATAATTAGTTACTTCAAGAGGAAAAATTTGACTTAAGGAATTTCTTATATGTGTAGTATTTCTAAGAAAATCTTCAACCTCTTGTATCATAACAATTTCACCTTATAATTAAGCAAATTATTTTAAATTAAAGTATTAAAAGTGCCTGATGTAACAGGCACATAAATACTTTGGCGGAGAGTGGGGGATTCGAACCCTCGGACCCCTTTATGAGATCTACGGTTTAGCAAACCGTTGCACTCGGCCTCTATGCGAACTCTCCTCATCTATGTCTTCCTTATACTGTCTCATCTATTTCCGTTCTGATTCTATTTTAGAATCTTTCTCAAACCTTTCGTTAGTTGCTTTAAAGTATTATTTACCAGTCTGTATAAATATCTATTGTACCATACGCACAGCCAGTATCATATACTTTACCGAGACCTAAAGAAGTTTCTATAATTGTACCTCTAGGTGCATAAGATAAATCTGATGCTAATACGATATAATTATCTTTATCTCTAATAGTCCCGTCACTAGCAACATGTCTACCTGGAATATTTAAACCATTTCCAGGAAGTACTCGCTGAGAATACCAGGTTTCTCTGTGTCCATTGTAATATTTTACACCCATTGAGGGTGTGAGTGGATTATCACATACGGAATTTGTTGAAGTATAGTCTTGATTTTGTGTAGGTTTTGAAGGTGTAGCAGGAACTTTACTAGAAACTATACTTTGTATTGCTTCATAGTCTCTTCCAGCTGCAACTAAACGAGCTTTTCTATCTTCTCCTACACCCCAAAGCCCCGCTATAACTTCATTTGCAATTTCTTCGTCAGTTTTTTCAACTTCAATTGCTTTGGTAACATTTGGTTTAGTCTCTTCTACGGTTGATTGAGTTTCATCAACAGTTTCAGTAACTTGTTCCGGCTCTGTAGTCACTGAATTATCTATCATCGTGGTTTTGTCATTTTGAGACGCCGCTTCTTCTGTTTTTGGTAAGCTAGTAGTACCAGCTTTCACAACAAAAACAGGGACGCACACAAAAAAGGCTACAAAAATAACTAAAAAAGCTCTAGTCACTTTCGTTCTTAATGTAAGCATTTCTCTGTAACTTCTCCTTAATTTACGATATTTCTATTTCACTTCGCTATTCCAAGTTATAAATAGATACACACATAATAATATATTTTGTAATTTAGTCTTATTATTATGTATGGCGATAATCCAGTATAAGGAAGTTTTTCATCTCTTGCCATAAAATTAATAGCTTAAATAAAAACCCCTAAACGCAAGAGATTGTCTAGGAGTCTGGTGAGCGTAAGAGGACTCGAACCTCCGACACCAGCATTAAAAGTGCTGTGTTCTTCCTACTGAACTATACGCTCACATATTAAATTACTTTATTTAGTACACTTTTTAAGCTGTCTTTTAAGCTTTTTAACAATATTCTGATTGTCTCTGCCCGTACGACTTTCAAGAAGTGCTATACGGTTTTCATAATAAAGTTTAGTTTTGCTATGTGACATTCAAATCATACCTTTCAAAGTAATTTACTGGCGGTCCGACGGAGAATCGAACTCCGATTACCGATGTGACAGACCGGCGTACTAACCTTTATACTACCGAACCAAATAAATATCCGAAGGACTCGAACCTTGCCTCACAATCCCGTCTCTCTATGAGCACTCTGTGTTATGCTACCCTACACCAATTCGGATATAAAATGAGATTTTTCTATAATGGTATTCCACAGGTATCTCTTAACCACCAGATAGTTTAACGATACTATCAAACCTGGTCGGAGTGAAGGGATTTGAACCCCCGACATCTTGCTCCCAAAGCAAGCGCGCTACCAACTGCGCTACACCCCGAAGTACTTCCGTTAAGGCAAGTAACGGCACCTGTTAAGTATTTATAAAAATACTTAATATAAGAAAGTATAGTTTTCTCATACCACAGCTATTAGCCCTTCCCATCAGGCCAAAAGCTATTCTACTTTTATTTTATTCACAACTATACTGTGGGTTGGAGCAGGTAAAGGGACTCGAACCCTCACCGTCTGCTTGGAAGGCAGAAATGCTAGCCATTGAACACCATACCTGCATATAAAATTAGAAGAATTATAATTAAAATCCTACTTACATGACACTGAACATTGTTAAGAGGTTCTTGTCGCCTCGCCATTCGACATATACTAGTCGACCCCGCCTCAATAGCATGTTTAACTATAATTTTCTAACTTATACCCTAATAATCAGTCAACGCTCTATTGCCTATGGTCTAACGGTTATAGTAGGTACTCTCTATAACAGACAGCGAGTCAGGTTGAGCTCTGTAGAAGAGTGGCAGCTCTTCGTATCAACCGACATATTAGGTAATCTCTAATCTGCTCAACAAATACTAAATAATCATTGTGTTTCTGCCAAAACTGGCGCCGCACACAGGATTCGAACCTGCAAGCCTTTTACAGCCAACCGATTTCAAGTCGGCTCCCTCACCACCCGGACATACGGCAAATAACGGTGGTTTTATAAACAGACTAACCACCAAAGTCTTATGAAAAATATTTCTCATAATGGTTAGGTGTCAGCAACCAAAAACTGAGCTTCTCGTCCCTTTTTATGGAGCCACGTGCCTCCGAAGTCTTTCACCTTGACTTGTTTATATTATACTATACAGTATAAAAATTGTAAATTAGTAAAAATTTCTAAAAAATCTCTCATTCCTCAACCAAAGTTCTTACTCTTGGAATGTTGGTAAAATTACTATTATAGTAAACCACTGATGCATCAGTTTACCTTCTAATATAGGTTGGTTATTATAGCCTTGGATTGCATAAATAACTCGCATTATACTATATTAAAGAGACTATTGGCGCCCCGTGTTGGACTCGAACCAACGACATACGGATTAACAGTCCGCTGTTCTACCGACTGGACTAACGAGGCATATTATAGACAAGCTACTATGTAGCTTGTCTAATTATTATTTACTTTATTCTTCAATAACTGGTGGCTG